TTACCGTGTGTTCCTACACCAACTGTTAAACCTAGTTCACCAAAATTCAGAGTTCCTGGTGCCGACGTTCCAGTCGATCTTTTGACTCTTATAATACTTGCCATTAGAAGCTACCCCCATTAATATCTAAATTTTGAGTCACACCTGGTGTTAGGTTTAAAGTAGTTTCAAATTTTTGTGTTGTTGCGTTAAATACTAAAACTTGACCATTCTGTAAACCGCTACCAATATCAACGTCACTTAAACTTGCCAAACTAATGGTTCTTGTTCCCGACAACGAGGAAACAACTTTTGTAGCATTTTGTTGTCCAACACGGACTTTGATGTTTGCCATTACTGTGTAGTCACTCCAGCTCTAACTAATACAGATCCTTCAACAACTCTTGTCACTACATTACTAGTATCAGTAATTAAAACATCATAAACATATCTTCCAGCCTTCAACCCTACACTTGCTGTTGATGCTAATCCAACTCGTATTATTCCACCTGATGCATTAAGCACAGTGGCATCGAAAGTAGTTTTTGTTGAACTACTTGGATGTTTTTTCATTTGAGAGTTGACAGAATAACCTGTCAAATCCAAAGTTGAGTTTGATTCGCTGTCTTCAAGTGTAAAAGTTTGTGAAAATGTAGTTCCAGTATTCAATACTAGATTACTCACATAAACGGCTGCCATCTATGAATAATATTAGGATCTAGGAATATTTATAATCTGTTTTAATAGAAACTTAATTTCATCAATATCTTCTCTCATTTTATCTAATTCTTCTCTCTGTGTCAGTCTTGCTGACTTCATCTGCATGTATTGATTATATCCTGATGAATCGGTATTCACAATGGCACCAGAGTCTTCATCTCTGTATAAATTTTTATGTCCTTCAACTGGTATCATGATTGTTCCTGCAATTTCTGTACAACTGTTTTTGCTTGCATTGGTGCTACATCATTCAATCCATTGGCATCAAACCAAGGTGCATCTTCCCAATCAAAACCTTCACCAAAGGTATTATCTGGAGACATGACATACCAATGACACTTGGCATCAGGTATATCTACAGCACACACCGCCCAATCATCTGCCCACTGCGGAACCTGTACATACATCACAGGTAAATGATTTGCAAATAAAGAAATAATAAAAGAGAAAAAGATCATGCCAATGCTATTACTCTCAAGTCTTTGAATCTTGTTGAATTTGCTTCATCAGTTCCGCTTGAGACAATTTTAATCTTAAATCCAGTAAATTCATCTAAATCATCAGCACTAAATTGATACTCTTTGAACTGATTGCAGTACTTGGTGAAACAAAAGCATCTGGTTTACCACTATTCTTGGCAGGATCAATTACCTGATCACCAAAACCATCTCCATCAGTATCATTCAGATTATCAAAACCAGGAAATAGTTCGTATGCTAATTCAGTTTCACTTCCATCTTCTCTAAACAATTGATAAAGAACCCTGAAGTCTGCAGATGAATCACGATAAGCAGCAACTAATACTTTTAATGATGTTGCAGGATTTTTAAGATCTACTCGATTACTTATATAAACTGCAGCATGAGGATCACCAGTTGTTGCATTAGACCTACCATCTTTCACATAATCATCTATTGGTTTATTAAGTCTTGATCTTCCATATAATATAGTAGCAGTTGAAATATCCAAAACTGGAGATAAATTAGGATCATTAGTCTGCATCCTAATACCTAAAGTGAATGAACGATTTAATGGTAATCCAGTCAATCTTGCATTTTCATTAACTCTTGAACAAACTATCCTCGGTGTGTTTAATTCATTTGGTGTATTAAGAGTTATTGGTTCATAACCTTGATCAATGAATGGAACTTCTCCACCACCAGCACTTGTTCCTGAAACTGTTCTAATTTGTGCTGTTATTGTAGTAGCTTCAGTTGGTGTCAAAACACTAAACTGAGGGAAAACTGCATTAAATTGATAATTTTGTGATGCAAAAATGTTTTCCCCACCAACATTTTGTTCTTTTGTGAAACTTACTTGACTATCACCATTTGATAAAGAACCTCTATCAATTTCAAGATAGTAAGAATCAATATCTCTATCATTACTCAAAGCAGTAATATTAGTCATATTATGATCTTTATTAATGTTTCTTAAATCAACACCATTTAATTCATACTTATATGCAATATCACCCACCTCATGTGTTCTAACAATAGTTCCATCAACACCTCTTGTTCCAATTCCTAATTGATTTGGTGCTGTAATACTATTATAGAAAATAATTTCATTGTTTATCTTAACATATCCTTGTGCGGTAGATATACCATTAAATGAGGCAAATGGAGTTGTATTTGCAACTGATATTACTTGATCACTAACATCTAAGAAATCGTCAAGAAGAATAGGAGCAGTATCAGGTTCAACGTTTGCAAGAGTAACTACGTTGGTATCGGCTTGCATACCATGATTATATTGCTGAATTTCAACTATATTACCAGCATACTTATCATCATAAGTCGCAGATGATGTAATTGTTGTAGTACCATATGAAGTTGCAGTTGCACCTTCATAAACTACAATTGGTTGACCTGTTGTAAATTCTTCACCCTGAACATTATTCAAGTATAATGTTCCTACACCATTTGTTGCTGAGACCACTAATCGTGCCTCAGAACCCTTTGTGACAGCACTTGTTGTTATACCTAGAACATCCCCAACAGCATATCCATTACCACCTGTGTTGCTTGTAATAGATGCTGATGATACTTGACCAGAAGCATTTGTGGCAATCGTTGCAGTTGCTCCTGATCCATTACCCGTAATTGCATATAATGAGACACCATTATATGTTTGACTTGCTACAAAACCTGTTCCAAGATTACTTACTCCAAGAGATTGTGCTGGTCCACCAACTCTTTCAATATATCCCTGAATTGGATTTCCTGCTGTGGCATCACTTACCTGAACACCAAGAGACATTTTTGCAATTGATGATGCGTGTGTTGTAGTTGTAATACCAACTTTTAATTTTCTTGGTAATGTTCTAATTGCATTAGGAAGTAATCTTTCAATAATTCCAGAGTTTGTTTCTAACTTAGGATTATAGAAGAATGCAGTTCCTGCAGTGGTTGAGAATTGTGCTTTGCGTAATTTGAATTTAAGGTCTTCAAACTGGCTAGGTGTCCAAATAGTACCATTCTGTGATTTAAATAAACTACCACCAACATATTGACGAGTCACAACAACTGCTTCAGCATCAGGTAAACTCTGTGTATTAACAGTTCTCTCACCCATCTGAGCAATCCACGCTTCATAAAGATTTGTTGTAGGTGCTAACAATACAATTGCATATTCAGTTTCTGGTTCTAGAGGAACAGGGGAAGGGAATTTTACTCTTGTTGGTATCTCAGCATTAGATGATATATTAATATCACCTGGATTGAGAACAGCACGAGCATAATCTTGAACAAGTATATTTGTTGGAAGACCCAACTCCATAGTTCTTATTTCAACTGTTAACTTTTGTTCTGGATCTTTACTACCAAAGAATAAATCAACAGCTGTTAAGAAAGCACCACTCTCATCAGTTGTAAATGATTGAGCAAGAGGATCAAAGAACCTTCTTCTTCGTCTGACAGTTTGAACAATAGTAGTTGTAAATGTATCTATTCTACCTTCTGTTCGATAATTAGTTTCACCAGAACTTATTAATAAACTACCAGGTAATGGTTCTGCATTCTCTGAACTTGATGTTAATTTAAATGTACTATTTCCTGTTCTAAATCTTAATGGTGGTGGTGGAGTTGTTAATGGATCCCTAAAGAAGAATGATCCGTAAAGATCTCCATATGTATCAGCAACTAATCTTACATTTGATACACTTGCTTGTGCACCACTACTCTGTCCTAATAAAGTTACATTACTTGTAGGAATATATCCATAAAATCTTCCCTGCGCTTCATCTGCCATTGACAATACATCAATGTTTAAAACAGTTGTTGATGCAGAATAAGCAGTTCCTAAACTTAATGAAGTATCATAAGGATTTGCATTAAATGTCTCATTAGGTGAATTTATATCTCCCAATTTATGATCTGGTTGAGCAATTCTGAATATTGCAACAAGATTACTATTTTGATCATAAGCTTCTACAGTTTCACCTTTAGTAAATATTCCATTTGTCATGGATATTTCAAGTAGTTTTGGAACAATATCAATTCCACTAACACTATCAAAGAAAGGATAGAACCTAGCAACAGGTCTTAATCCATTAGCTGCAAAAGCAACGTTTCTTGACCTTATATGTGTATCAGGTTCTTGACTTGTTAATACTCGTTCAGTTGTTGTTGTAACCCTTCTTCTTCTTCTTCCACCAAACAAACCACCAAATATAGCACCAACTATACCAAAAACTGGAACTGTAGCTCTTAAAATCCCCTCTGCCAAACCACCAGCAATTGCTCCTACTAAACTGATTCGTCTTCTGGCTCCTCCAGTCACCCTTACAACACCACCATCAACTTCTATAGTTCTAACCCAACTATCAGAAAATGGTTTTAATTCAATACTTCCAATAAATTCAACCATATTAAATGGATTGACATTCTCAACTCTAGATGCTAATGGTTGATTAATCCAATCAACTTCTTCATAAGCAACAGTAATTAAATCACCAGTTTTTTGAACATTAGTATCTAATAACTCAAGATTTTGAGAAAAATCTGCTGTATCAACATTAGTTGTTAAATCTAATGCTAATTCTGGTGTCATAGACCAGAAATCTGAAGCAACATTTAATTCTCTAGCCTCAGAATTAATTGATACTCTCAAATCTGGATCATTACTATCTAAAAGTTCTGCATTTTTAAAATCATCAACAAAAAATCCAGTTTTAAATCTTGTTAGACCATCAGCATCTTGAACTTGTAAAGTTTTTGTATCAAGTTCTAGTAAACTTAATGAAGTAACTTCTTCTAAAGTTTCTATTCTATCTTCAAGTCTACCAATATCTCTCATAGTATATCTGGTATTATCAGCAACTGTTATAATTGCATCATCAGGATTGTAAAGATAAGCAGGTAACTGAATTGTTGCAATTTCCATTGCATCACTAGTGCTTGGTGGAACTACAGGATTAGTTGATGATGTGCCTTGAATTACTGCTAAATTTCCTAAAGTATCTAAAATGACTCTATCAGCTCTAGGTAAGTAAAAATTATAACCTATAATTGAACTCTCATTTGGAGTTGCAACAAATGATGGGTTAAAAATATTTGCAAAAGTTCTATTCTTGAATGCAAAAGGTGATTCTGCACCAGTGTAAGTTGAAACTCTCGGTCTGAAATCAATCGTATCGGTTGCTCTTAATCCATCTTTTAATAATGGAATATCATTTGAAAATCTTTCCTCATCATATGAAGCAACTGTGTAGAAATCACCAACGTCATTTGTTGGAACATCATAACGATCATATACAACTAAAACTTTTCTGGTTGCAGGTGGAAAATCAACTCTTCTTACAAGTCGTGAATAATCATAAAATTGTTCTCTCTGACCCCTATCAAGTTCAAATCTATTAGTAATATTTAAGTTATTTCCAACAGTTATAAGTTGTAGTAATGTAGATATATTTGATTCGTCAAAATTACAAACTTCACCTTTTGCAAATTTAGTCGGTGTTAGATATACTATTTCAACTTCGGTTGCAGATATTAAAGCTGTTATCTGTGCAACAGCATCACTATTATCACCTATAATTTTTTCACCTACAATAGCTGTTGTATCTAAATTTAAACCAGATGGAAAAGTTAATTTATCAAGCACTGGTGAATTTTGATCTGTTGATTCAAATACACCCAATACCTTTGCCACATCTGGTTTATTTAATGATATCTCTCTATCTTCTACCCTTAAACCATAACCAGTTGCCTGATCCATTCCTGAAAGAGATGTATTAATTCCTACAGCAGTCTTAAGAACTTCTAATTTTTCACTTCTTATATAATTTTTTACTTTACTTTTCAATGCTTGTTTTTTAAGAGTTGATGATACAACAACATTTGTCTGACTAGCTGTTAGTCCATTTATAGTAACAGTTTGACCATCTGAACCTAGAACAAACTGATCTGCTGTTAAATCTTCAATTGATCCGTCGGAATAGTGAACAGAATATCTTTCAGCATCAAATCCTTCATAAAATGCACTTGAAATTCCACTGGCAGCAAGATCAAATGTTAATACACCAGACCCATCAGTGCTTTCTCCTGTTATATTTGTACCGACAGTTAGATTAGCAGCCGATAAATTAATGTCAGATACATTTCTATTACCTAATTCTGCATATAGTCCCCTATTTTCATTTAGATTTATGTTCGGAACACCAAATGCGAAAGTTGTAGTTGTTAGTGTAGTTGGAACTGCACCATTACACACACCTGCTATACTATTAACAGGTCCTACAGTTATTGAAAGTCCGTCTGTAGCAACACTTGTAACTCTATTAAATCTTTCAGTTGCTTCATCTGGTAACTGATATCTAATAATTGTATCTGTTTTTATACCAGTAAAACTTCTACCAGCACATGTAGCAACCCCAGTTACACCAATATTTAATTTATCTACAATACTAAAACCAGTTGGAATTTTTCTTTGTAGAACAGTATCAGCAACAAAATCAGCTGCATATCCAGATACAGAAGATGCGTCTTGATAAACAGATTTAACATCTTGTATTCCGAAAGTTCTAACAGTTGCTATTGATCTTGATATCTCAGGATCTTCGTTAATAATTATTTGTTCACCTGCAACAAATACACCAGTAACTTGAGTTAGTTTAACAACCGAACCTGCATTACCTGCTGCTATCGCATATCCAGTCGCACCACTACTTAAACCTCTTACAAATGAAGTAACAGGAAGTTGAGTATTGCTTACAGATTGATTAAGTTCTAAACGAGTAAATGTTTGCATATCAAATAAATGCAAATCCCATTCAGTCGTATCTCCAGTATAAGATGCGTTAGATACAGCAAATGAATAAACTCTTGCCTGACCTACTAATTCACCTGTTCCAGCAGTATTTGAACCAGTTCTTTGATTATATAATTCAACTACTTTAGTATCATAATTAATATTCGGTACAGGAGCACCAAAAACATTATTAACTCTTAAAATAGTTCCCATTTGATATGGAACTAAAGATGAATCAACTGTTTGTTTATCTCTTGGTTTGGGAACATCTATCATTGATACACCACCAAGAGTTACATCATATCCCTTTACATATGCCTTTCCAGCAGATACTTTAACACACATTAAATCATCTGATGGTGTATTTTGTTGATCTGTTACTTCATTTGATCTAAAAATACCTTCATTTGATATACCATCATTTAATGAATTAAAGACTTGAACATCGAATGGTGCTACTGAATAATTTCCAGATTCATCATATGTTCTTGTGGCAAAATAATCTCTTATTAAAGAATAGTCTGATTTTTTGACCATCTTTTTGATTTCACCTTCATCTATTCTTAAAAGTTCGATAAAGTTTGTATCATTAAAGTCTGTTAAACTTTTCTTTCCTAATGTTGTGGTTATTTTTAATCTATCAGCACCTGGTGCAGCAAAGTTTGAAAATCCTCTTGCATTATCATATAGAGAATCATCATTTTTAGCAGTAATTAACTGCTCATCAATGTTTAAACCAACTCTATATGATGGACTATTTGAATATGGATCTAAAACAATTTTATCTGTAGATACATCTACAAAATTTCCCCTAATAAAATATGTTCCAGAAGATATACCAACTGCAGAACCAATGGCAGAAGCACCAGTATCTACTAATGTAAGAACTGTTTCTCCTTCATTAATTGCAGTATTACCATAAGTAAAAGACTCTTGAACTATTAATTTTTCACCATCATCCAAATATGATATTTGATTATCATTTCCAGACTCCAAATATTTTACATATATTGTTAAATCATCTATTTCTGTCCCTGATCCTACTAATTGATAACTATCAATTGTTAAAACAATACCAGAAGTTTGACCTTTTAATTTTAGACCAATCAACTGTTCTAAGTATAAAGTAACTGGAATACCTAAATGAGTGTCTAATATCCTTACTGAATAGTATTGATTGTCATAATTAATATTACCAGGTATCACCATAGACCCATCTTTAAAGATGTGACTACCAAATGATTCAATTTGATTTTGAAGGATTGATTGAGACTGTGTTAATTCTCTTGCTTGAACAGGGAATCCTGGTTTAAATAGGACTTTGTAAAATTTATCTTCCTTATTAAAATCATCATAATAAGGACTTATATTTAAATTCGTTTTTTGTGGCATTTTTTAAAATTCCAAGATGATTTTAATGTCTTCCTTTTGTCTAGGGTTTCTAGTTACTAATGGTCGATTGTCCAAGTAAATTATTTCACCTGACTTTTTATTTATCTCAGGAGAAGCAAGACCATTTGTGAAGTTAACTCCCAAAGATATTACCTTGTTTCCTGATGGATTAGTACTTATTCCAGTAAAGTTTTGATCTACAGTAGCAGAAAATCCACTTGTGGATATTATACTTTCAGCCGAAGATTCAAATGCTAAAACTTTAGACCCAGTTGTAATTCCAACATAATCTGTCTGATCAGCACTAGTCTGATTAAAGAATAGTGATCTATCTTGATAATACTTAATCACATCAGTGTCTGTATCATAAGAAACGATGTATCCCTCTGCTGTTCCACCAGTAACTGTTTGTCTAATTTTCTCTCCAATAACTGGAGTTCCAGTTGGAGAAACAATTTTTATTGCATTAACTGATGAAAAATCATTTGCAGTGTATATTGATGTTGATCCAATAGATGTTGGATTCTTTATAATACTAATTTGTGCAAATTTAGTATCTGTTGGAAAATCTTTAGTTGAATCATCAAATCTTGCGTAAACTAAAATTTTATCAGTTCCCAATTCTTTATATAAATCATATCCATGACCTCTGGATGGTGGAATAATAGGAATTAATTTAGCAAAATTACCCACAGATACACCTGAATTACCAAGTGGACCTAAGTCAACCATTCCATAAGTATATCCTTGACCACCTGAAGAAACAACAGTTTTTATGATTTTACCATTACTATCAGTGTCAATAACAACCTTTGCACCTGTTCCATCTCCAACAATATCAACTTCTTTACCAACAACATTTTGAGAATATCCAAAACCTTGTTTATCAATATAAACTTTTTTGATTTGGTTATTGTTTATGGTTGAGTCTCCATTCTCTCTTACAGATTGTATTTGAGTTTCAGATGAAGTCGGCCAATCACTAGGGACTGAAATGTATTCAGTTGAGTCAAATTTTATAATATCACTTGGGGGAACAGTAAAAAGATACTTCCAAACATAACCATCACCACTCTCTCCTGCTCTTGATGGTTCTAAATCAGTAAATAAAGGTTCATCCTGTGATGCATTTCCTGTTGAACTAATGCCAGTAGAACCATTATCAATACAAATATATACATCAAAGTTTTTATTAATTACATAGTAATTTGCTGCATATAATCTTGTGGAGTTTGTTACTGGTGATGGATTAGTAACACTATAATCATGTCGATATATTTCGTATCTTGTACCTTGTGTCCAATCTCTTCTTGTTATTAATCTTCTTATATTTGCACTAGTAACCTTTTTACCAAATATCTGAGTGTCTCCACTATGATCTACATAATTAAAATTATCTGTTGGACTTGGTGTGTTTGTATTCCAATCTGTCGTTCTACCAAAACCAACCGCAAGAGTTGGATTGGCAAGACCTAATGTAATATAATATGAATTTGCAGAGTCATCCACTGTCTCTACAAAGTTGTTTGCATTTAGAATTCTAAATTGATCTGTTACAATTGCAGCCATATCATTAGCTTTTTTCTATATTTATACTACCCAAGATCCTTTCTTAATGAACCACTGTCTCTAAGACCGAAATCTCTTCTCTGAATAGATGGGTAAGTCGTTAATCCAGAGTCTATTGTTAATCCAGTAACACCTATTGATATAGGATTTTGTCTTGTGAATCCTGTTAGTCTTCCCCAAGAAAAACCACCGATTGTTGAACCAGAGGTATCTATACCAGTGGTGTTGACACCACTCATTATATTACATGTAATAATACCAACACCAGAATTATAGGCATTTATGAAGTAGATATTATCAACACATGTAGTTCCAGTTGCAACAACAGTAGAATTATCACTCACAACTGAGGTAACACCATGTCCAACTTGTGTTCCAAATATGTATATAGGATAACCAACTTTCAGATCTGTAAGAACTGAATTTGGATTATTTGTTAAATCAGCACTTATATTAAATTTAAGTGCTGTTGGATGTCCAATTCCACCAGTTACACCTATACCTGTAATTGCACCATCAAATCCCTGTATAGTAGTGATAGTATCAATATCCTCTTTAATTGGTCTTGGAAGTTGAGCAAGAACTTGAGGAACTGCTGATATCGTATAACCTAAACCAGGATTTGTAATTGTAGTGTTAGTTATAGCACCATTGGTAATAGTTGCAGTTGCTGTAGCAGTTACTCCAACTCCAACCCCAATAACACTAGGTGCTGATATTGATATAGATGTAGTAGAACCCACATACCCACTTCCAGAATTTGTTATGTTAAGTGCTTGAATTGTTCCACCAATTGAAACAGTTGCAGTAAATGCAGCAGATACAGGATTTGTGGAATCAACCACTAATCCACCAACTACAATATTAGTTAAAGCAGAGTAATCTTCTTCATAATTAAAGAATTTTGCATTATCAAGGAATAATTCATCACTGGTTGTTGTTATATCATCAATAATTTTAGCAGTTGGATAAACCTGTGATTCAATTGAATCTCTAACCTTAGATACTACTTCACCACCTATTTTCTTATCAATTTTCTGTTTAGTCCAGTTAAATGGTTTATAAACAGATTCATTAATACCCAATCCAGTATAAATGTTAGTTTCAACTTCATCAGATCCCAATATTGAGAATATTGTTCTTGGATCTTGGCCTGTTGTTATACCAATTTTGTTTAATTGAACGACATCACCTGTTTTTATGGTAGGTGTTATTGATGCTCCTGCAGAAACTTGAACAGAATCAACACCAGTCGTACCTTTATAGAAGAATACATCAATAATATCATTAGCATCAGGTGCTTGTACAAAATCAAATGATGAACCACCATCAAATGTATAAGACTCACCTGGTTCTTGTACCACCCCATTTACAAATATAAGCAATAAAGCATCAAGATCTATAAGTGATGAATCTGGATTATCTGGATCTATTTCAAAACTTAAGAGACTTGCATTGTAGAATAATGGGAATCTCTTTCTTACACCATTCTGCAAATCTCTTACAGAATCAATAAAATCAAACTGACCAAAGTTCCAAGATGAATATTGATCTTGGAACACTTCAGTAACTGTTAATTCAAAATCACTAATCAATTGTGAAGTGTTTAAGAACCTATCAGTCACTAATCCAACAGGTTTGAATACATCACCCAACTTAAAGTTATAACCATTATTATTCAGTTTAAAATTAACTACCTCATAAGAAGTAGATCCTATACCAACTGTGGTATCAGCAGCTCCTACTTGAATATCTACAGTTACACCAGTTCCAGTATCGGTTGTTGATCCTATACCTCTTCTAGAAACTCCAACAATTGGTAAATTTTCATAGGATGGTGAAGAAATTTGTATTTGTGGTTGTGTATAACCAGTACCTGCGTTATTAATATTAAATTTAAGTGCACCACCTGTTCCTGTATTTGTAATACCAACATTTACAGTGAACGTATTAGCAGTTTTCGCAGTGATTGCTAAAGTCGCATTATGCGCTGGATCACCACCTGATGAACTTGGAGTAGGACCAGAACGAGGATATGAGTGATCAGTTGAGAAATTATCTTGTGCACATCTGAATACAAATGAATTTGTTGCAAGACCGACAGTATCACTTGTAGTTAAACCATGAGATGCTTTCGTAATTACTAAATTACCTGTTGCTGGATCGTAAGTAGCACCTGTAGGAGTAAGAGGAGAACCTCCAGTTACTGTAACAGCATTAGTTGCTGCACTTACAAATACGTGTGTGTTAGAAACAACTTCTGCTGTAATATCCGCACTTGCTCCATTTCCAGATAAATCTGTAACTGCAACAGAAACAGGGTTGCGATATCCAGATCCAAATGTTAAATCTGCCAAATACTCAAATGCAGTTCCTGATCCAACGTAAGCATGTGCTTGTCCACTTACACCAATATCAGTCGTAAAGGTGGTTGTGGATAATATTCCAGTTACACTAAAAGATCTATCAGATGGAATTGTTAATGATGGATTAAATACCATACCATCCAATCTAACAAACTCATTAATATTTCTAAATCCATGATTACCTGAAGTAGTAATCTCAAGTTGACCTGTTAAGTGATTAAATGATGCAGTGCTTATTCCAAATGCACCTCCAGTAGTTGCAATACCAACAATTCCAACTATTGCTCCACTTCCGTTTGTTGTTGCTTTTACTTTTGCTCCTGCTAAGTTTGCAACACCTAATCCACCAGTTGAACCTAATGATACAATTACACCACCTCTTGGTAGTTGATTTTGGTTTACATCTGTGTCACTAATAATCTTTTGACCATTTGATGAAGTTATTCCAGTAAATATAATATTACTTGCACCACCAACTTCATTAAACTCATAATTATTTCCTAAGTTATTAAAAGTAGTAGGTGTTTGGAATATTCCATTTAAAAGAACTATACTACTTCCTGTTTGGATACCAGTCGTTGTTGCACCACCAACTTTTAGTAAGTGTGTTGCACCTATACCAGTAAATCCACCAGAAATGTCATCAAATATTTTGTTTGCACTATAGTCTTGTCTTAAATATACTCTTCCATTAAAGGTTGATCTAACAGGATCTAAATTTGCTTGTGTCTTTTGTGTAGCATTTGCATCTCCTTTTGGTGGATCAGTTAGGTGAAGTGTACTATCAACAATATTATAACCACCAGAGAACAATCTAGTTGTTGCACCAGAACTATGGTTTGTAGCTGCAGATCCTATTGCACCTCTCTCTACTTTTAAAACTTTTACAGATCCAGTTTCAGTTATCGGACCAACTGATGTAGTTCCTAAACCAACATTGGTTATCTTCATAAATTCATCATTTATTTTAATAATGTCATTTGATTGTATTGAAGAAATACCAGTTACACTGAATAATGTTTGTGTATTTGTAATATTATATTCAAGATTAGTGGTTATTGGTGTAAATGCCATAGGAGATTGTATTACACCATCAATTGATATTAATGCCTTCTCATTTTTCTTGAACATCTCAAATTCATGAGCATTACCAGAACCTGTTCCAGTAAATGTAACCGCAACACCTGCTACAGCATCAGGACGAGATTTTGATATTTTAAATGTATCTTTTGTTAATCTAATAGCATATACTTCAGAACCCAAAGTACCACCAGCAGTTGCAATTCCAGTTAATGATACACCTTCAAATGTTGAACCAGGTGCATATACTAATCTTTCACCAGTTTCAAAAAAATGATCCTTTATTGTGAATATACCCGTTGATGGATCTAAACTTGCAGTATCTGTTGGATTAAATTGTTTCTGGAATATAGGTGTTAAATCACTTTGAAGAACAAAACTTGTTTTATTAGATCTTGAACCATTTAATGAATCATATTGTGCTATTAATAAAGATTCTGAAACCGTTCCGTATTGTAAATTAGGTGGTGTATTTAATAAATCAAGTTCAGTATAGATTGCTTCTGTAAATACTTGTACTTGAACACTATTAGTTCCACCAGTATAAAGAGGATCTGGATGGAAATTAAGATTTAAATCATTACCAACTAATGTTGAAGAAAATGTTCCTATACCTGATGTACTACCTATTGATAAGAATGGATATTGAACAGAGTGTGAATCGGTAGAATCATGTGCAACTAAAACTTGATGAAGAGCACTTGTAGATCCACTTGAAACTCTTACAAATCCTTTTAGTGTGGAAATTTTATTCTCTAAAAATGTTGCAATTGTAGATGCTGTTGATACATTTGAAAAGTTTGATTCAAATCTAACAGTTTTTTCAGTGCCATCCAATTGACCTAAGTTTTTAAATCTGTAAGTTCCAATACCTGCTGCTGTTGTACCAATACCAATTATTCTTGATCTAACTAAAACTTCATTTGGTTGATCATTTTCAAATTTTAACGATAGAATATTTGAATTAATTTCTGAGGTGAATGTTCCTATAAAATTAGATATTGCAGCATTCTCAGTATCTGAATAAAATTCTGCTATGTATGAGGATGACCCATCATGTGTTAGATACAAATCAACAAAATTAGTTTCATCTGTATTAAGATCATTTACTTCAATAGATGCAAAAAATGCGTCTGTATTATTAATATCAGTTGATATTATTGTAGAAGTAGTTGCTGTTGCTACTGTGGTGTTTATACCAGATAAGTTTATGAAACCTATTGATTGAGTTCCAATACCTGTTAAATTTGTATTAAATGAAGTCTGAAGTATCTTAATATCATAATCATTATTTTCTGGATCATCTGGGGTAAATTTTAAAGATACATTCTTCGATGTATCCATTTGTCCAAGTATTGTACCTAATTCTGATGGAGTTGTATGAACTTTTGATCTCTCAGCAGTGTACATATTAAGATCATCTTTAAATATGATAATATCTGATATTTGAGTATTTCCTGTATTTGGATCTTTAATCTGTACTAAGAATGTTGCATATCTTGCATTGATTGATAAATCTAAAAACTGAGTTAAAGTTGTAGCAGTGCTCTTAAATAATGAACTTATATCATCTATCTCTAAAACACGATTTGTTTTACATTCAATATAAGGAGATAATTTTGTATTTTTTAATTTAAGAAACTTAGATTTTCCAGCATCTGTATCAATATCTAATGCAAAATCAAAATTATTAATCGTATCAACTCTCTTCTGATCTATAAAGTCTAATGCAAGAGTATCTGCAAAACTTGAGGTTGTAATACCTGCATTGGTAATAGATGTTATTCCTACATCTGCAAAATTCTTAAGTCCACTAGTATGAAGTAATCTATTTACAGAACTAACTAAAGTATCATAGGTTACTGAACTTTTTACACTGTAAGATAAGTTTTGATAATAATCATTATCTGGAACTCTTTGATAATCTTGACTTAATTTACCAATATCATCATTCCAACCCTGATCCTGTCTTAATGAATAACTTATATCAAATCTTCCAGAATTTTTTGATATATTATTGATTGTTGCTATAGTGCCAGATACAAATCCTTTTATGAGTTGACCCCCAACCAAATTAAAAGCACCTGGTATTAATTCTTCAATTTTTATAAACTCATTAGTGGATATAGAAACTTTTAAATCTACAGGGATATATGAAGTTCCTACAAAAGCTAATAATTTTTCACCAACACTAAACTTAGAATTTTCCTGAGTGACTTTAAATTGTGGATAATCATCTTTACTTATTACAGTTCCATAAGAATTTTGAACAGTTTTTGCAATGCCTGGATCTGAAGTAATATTAGACAAATTAAAACTAACCGTTGCAGGATTAGTATTACTTACAGCTGTTACTTTAAAGAACTTATATCCATTATCATCGGAATTAAATCCTGTTCCAGTATCTCCATGTTTTTGAAGACCCTCTACAAATATTTCTTCATCTACTACAAATGGTGGGGTAGAGAAACCCAATACAGGAGTTACTAATGTGCATGTACATAATCCAGCAGAAGCACCTGTTGCAGTGTATACTAATCTATTAACTGTAGACCCATTATCGTTATTTACTGCAAATATTTCATGTGTTATTGATTGTAACCCTTTAGGTGGTACAACAATATCTACACTATTTAAAGAATTACTTAGAATTAAAGCATTTAATGTAGCAGAACCAACTTCCTCTCTAGTAATTGGATTAATAATTTTCAAATCAGGTGGTGAAGTATAATTTCTACCACCTTCAATTACTTCGATATTTGATATAGTATCAGCATTTATTATTGAAATAACAGGAGAAATAAATGCTTCAGGTTTAAGAGTTGGATCTGATGAATATTCAAAACCTGGATTTAAAATCCTAATATCATCTACTCTGTTTATATTTGTTGAATCTGGTAACAATGTAGCATTTGTTCCTTGCGTAGATGCAACACTTACAAAAGACGGTAAACTATCATATCCCAATCCACCAAAATCAATACTTACTTTATCAATAGGACCTTTTACTCTTGGTGATTTTGTAGAATATTTTAATACACTAGTTTCTGCTGATGTATATGATAGTTTTTCTGGAACTTTTGGTATTGATATACTGAAAGATGTATATGATATACCCACAAGAGGTGGAACATTAAATACTGAATATTCCCCACTATAATCACTATTTAAATAATGAATTTTATTATAATTAACAACATCTGTATCAGAAGTACTAATAAAACCAGATTTTTTAATATTATAATATAAATTTAAAGGATTATTATCTGAATAATTAAGTGTAACAGTTGCAGTCGATGTAACACCAACTGTTCCTACACCTATGACTTGAAGATTAGTTGTATTTCCAACTGATACAAATTGATTCTTATAGTCTTTATCGTGGTAAATATTAAGTTCATATCCTAATAAAGATGTATGTCCTACTCCAAATACTAAATTATTATCTCTTAAAATAGGTATTGGAGGATTAATCAAAGAGAATTCATGCTTACTTCCTGTAGCACCACCAGTTGAAGTTAATTCAATAATATTAGCTGGATTACTATTAACATCATTATAAGTTTCACCTAATTTAAAATTATTATCATCAACTTTAAAAACGTAATAGGTTTCTTGATTTGTTAAACCTTCTGTCACAGAGGTTGAAATATATTGAACCTTATCACCAGTATTTAAATTATGAGCAGTAGAATTGAAGTTATTAGATGCAGTTGTAACTCCACTAGATGCAACGGTAAATGGATTAACCAATAAATTATGAGTATCTGGATCAAATCTAAGATCTATTTGAGTTGATGTGCCTATTCCAACTGATTGATTAGGGTTAACTGATAAATTTATGATATCAGTATCACGTAAACCATGTGCAGTCGATACTGAAACTACTGCGTCAATTCTCTGTAAAGTTCCAGTTACTTGATCAAAATTACTCTCAAATAGATATTCAAAACTACCATTTCCAACAGTTGTATCACCAACAAATGCTAATCCATCAGAGGTAGTCGTTAATCCAACCTGAGTTACAATACCAATATAATCTTTAGATTTTTTGATGACATATACGTCCTGACTATTTCCTGTTTCTGGTATATTGAATGTTGTTACTCCATCATCTTTAGAAACTGTTAGTGCATATCCTACTTGACCTTTAAATTTACCTGGTTTTGTTAATGTTACTTTTTGATTCGTTTTAAATGGATGATTTGGTAGTCTTATACTACGAGTTGGAGTTGAAACAACACTTACTAAATCACCCAATGTTGATGTTGCAGTTGACCCTAAACCAACAGCTGTACCCACACCAATTGACTCATGTGGATTGAAGTATACTTGATCATTTAATTTTGAATCAAATACTTGAGTTTGAAGTGGAATATTAAAGAAATTAGGTATGAGAGATACTGGTGTTGATACGGAATGTATACCACTTGATAAACCCCTTTGAACTCTTAATACATTATTTTGAGTAAATGTATTTAAAACAAGTAATTTCTCTGTACCTATACCAATACTACTACCAATAGAAATATTTTCTGGTATATTTGCAACATAGATATCAGTCACAATACCAGTTGTTGTTGAATTTGGAACTTCTTGGTATAGAACTGTTTGAGCTGTATCAATACCAATTTTATGTGATCCAGATAGTCCTTTAATTGCAGTTGTACTTAAACCTGATATGATGATATTATCATGTGCATTTAAACTGGGAGCAGTTGAAATATATGCTGCTACATGAGATGGATCTCTCCAAATAAAAGTTGCATTGTAAGTATCAACAGTTGTATTAATTGATTCAATCTTTTTACCAGATACACTTCTAACAGATACACTTAGACCACCACCATTTGTGTTTGTATTATCAAATATTGCAGAATCACCAACTTTATAATTATCTCCAGCATTAATAATTTGGATTGAATCTATAGATCCAGCTGTAGTAGATTCTACAACAGTTGATTGTTTTGTTATTTCATTAGATTCAATAATAAAATCATTATCTGCAAATGCATCAGAAACTTTATATGGATAAGTGTTACGTATTAAATTAGAATTACCAAAATCAAATGTTGTTTGATTTATATTAAAGTTTTCAGTTAATGGATTTGCTCTGTAAGTATGACCAATAAAATATGGGAAAACTGGTAATTGTGAATTGGAATTAATACCCACAAAATATGCATATGTTCCATTAGGAAATTCTGGGGTTCTTCCATATCTACCATTATGTTGATCTAAATCTCCTGCGTTAGTAAATCTATAATCTTCAATAAAAAATCCATTACTAAATTGGCTTGGTCTATTAATAACACTATTTGGATCTAAAATATATCCAGAAGTTAGTATTTTAACAGCTGAATTATCATCTGTTGAATCACTATATCCATATGGTCCATATATTGGATTTCCATCATATGCCCAACCAATTATTGGTGAATGACCTGTACCAGTATCACCGAAAGTACCTTCTCCAATCTGAGTTGAATACCCAACCATAGAATATTGAAGTTTGTTATTAGTTTCAAGTAAAGCTTCACTTCCATATCTTTCAAATGTATTTACTGTTAATCCTCTAACACCTACCTCTATCTTTGATCCTGTTCCTGGTGGAATAACTTTAATTTCTGTTTTATTTTGTTGATACTGTAAACCACCCTCTAAAATAATTACTTCTTCAATTCTACCATCTTTTACAACAGCTCTTAATTTTGCACCAAGTCCAGTTCCTATTCCTACCACCTCTAAATCGGGTGCAGAGGAGTATTCTCTACCCTTTGTTTGTATTTCAACTAAAGTAATCTTACCGTCTGTTACAATCGGTTTTAACTCAGCATCTTTACCAGTTTTAATTTTTACATCTACAGATTTTTCAAGATTTAATATGTCAGAACCATAACCAGATCCTTTATCATATAATAATACATCAGTAATAGGTCCTCTAACAACAGGAGTTGCAGTAATTATTCCTACACCTGCATGTGATAATTCATATTTTAAATTTAAAATAATATCTGGATATTTGAATACTTGGAAACCTGTTCCCTGATCTGAAAACTTAATATAATCCTTTCTTTCAAATTCTGTTGTTATAGTTCCACCAAGACCAGCATTTGTAAGTCTAAATGCATCATCATTTACTTTTAATACTTTATAAAAATTAGTAGTAGTAGTGATGCCAGTTGCTGTAGATAAACCAGAAATTGTAGTTGGTAATGTCGATCCTATACCAACAGCAGTCGCATAAACAATCTTATCACCATCGTTAAATCCATGATCATCAAAATGAATAATATTAGTTACTGTATTAATTCCTGTTGGTTTTACGAATACCTGTCTATTTTCATATCCACTTCCACCATCTATTACTTGTATATCATGTAAAGTTTTTTCATTATAGTATGACTTAAATTTATGTACACCTATTTTATTAGTTGTTGTAAATCCAACTGTGTTTATACCTGCATTTAAATCACCAAGAGTTTGATATAATTTTATTGTACTTGTATTTACAATTTCTGGATAATAAGTTGCAGTGTTTACAAGAGTTGTAGTACCTACACCAACAATAGATGTTCCTGCATCTGATCCAGTAAACGAACCTATACCCAAAGGTGGATTATCATTTCGATCATATACAAGTGGTTGTCCGTTTATTAGATTATGTCTATCTTGGAAAGTTATAGTTTCATTTACGTTATCTACACCACCAGAATCTGACATTAATCTGGCATCAAAACTTATTTCTCTTTTTCTTTCAAATAGAACTGGTTCTAAGATAGCACCATCACCATTACCACCCTCAATAGTTGCAGTTATTACTCTATTAATACCAAAATTTTGTGGATCAACTTGAACATCCTGTATACTACCAGAAAGTACAGGTCTAATTAAAGCAGTTGTATTTCCAACACCTGGTCCTGATAATGTTATTTCTGGTGGATTTATTACATCATAATCCCTTCCACCATTTAACAATGTAACTCTATCTAATGGTCCAAAATAAATTTTATCTTCTGATTTGTAATTTGTTACCTCAACACCATTAACTAATAGTCCTGTTGATCCTGGTGTTGTCTTAACAGATGTTGAATTTGATAGATTTGGGTTAAGAGGAAACTTTTTAAGTAATTTTTGTGATGCTATCTCTTGTTCAAGTATTCCAACTAAAGAAAAGGTATGTGTACCAGATCCTGGTTGTAATGCTTCAAATTCAATAAAATCATTTATTGGAATAAATGATCTGGAACGATATAGTCTAATTTGGTTTGTATTTGATAAAACTTCAACAAAATATGAACCTTCTGGTAAATTTGGTAAAACTGTACCTTGTGCAGTATAAAAAACTTCATCACCAGTTATAAATGGAACTGGATTTGGAAAAGATATAATGCTATATTTTAAAGTATTAGGATTATAACCAGAATTTGGCAATTCATTTCCAGCAACAGCTTCTGGTATTATTGATTTTGGTAATTCTGTTGTTATTTGATACGATGGTAATGAATTAGATGCAACATAAAATTCACTTGAGGGTGGAACATCATTATAGACATTAGTTACATCTGATGTAAGGATATTTTGACCAAAATCAACATCGGTTTTTGTGCTTGAAGCACGATTAATAATTCTTCTTAAATCATATTCACGGTTTGGATCTGGTAATGTTGTAATATTCGATAATAAAGTTAAACTGTTTATTGAAATTGTTGATGTATCTGCATTAATATTACCGACTGTACCAGTAGCAACCACCTCTTCTTCATTTCTAAATAATACTTCAATATTATCACCAATTTTTAAACTTGATTTGTCTATATCTCTTGTAGCTAAGACAATATTAGCACCAAATATATTTTTAACTATAAATCTTGAAGATGTGTTATAAATCCACGAATTAGCAAATATTTGTTTCTTCGTTCTATCCTCAACTGGATTAAGTATTTTTTCACCAACATTTCTGACTGTTATATTTTCACCTTGTGTCAATAAACGAATGTCTGAAGTTGGAACAAATTTAGATAATACACCAGTTAATCTTAATTCAACCTTTTTAGTTAAATCACCATTTTCATATCCATAATAAAATTCTTTTGATCTAATATCATCAGTTGAAGTTATTATACCTACAATATTCTGACATCCAAAAAATTGATTGACTGATTTATCACTATAGTAAATATTTGTACTAATTCCAGAAACTAACGTACCAGTTGCACCAAATCCAACAGTGGAATCAACTGTTATAACAGATGAACCTATAGAAACATTACCAATTACCTTTGTTTTAGGAGTTACATTAAATGTACCTTCAATTAAATCAATATCATTAAATCCAACAAATAAACCAATTTTATAATATACCTTTCCTTTCCTTGTTAATGGTTCAACTTCGGATATTGATGCTCTTGTTGCACTGTCAGTTGATTTTATAATTGTTTGACCAACCAAATGAATTGGATTTCCAGAAAGTGCTTCAGCAAGAACCACTTCTCTTCTTATAAATTCTGCTGTTGATGGTTTTATTAAATATTGCTCTAAATCTAAAATTTTAGGAGTTTCATTATATAAAACATTGAACAATATTCTAAATGACTCTTCTGTGCCTTTTGATTGATATAATGACTTTGAATTTTTAATAAAATTACTTACATCTAAATTATTAACAAAATTAACGTTCTCTAAACCAGGTGTGAGTAATTTTTTTGTCTTTTTGTAAAATTCTTTAAGAAATAATGCACTTAAATTAACAACAGTAGCATCATTTTCATGATTAATTGCTAATGAATCCGAAAATACTAATTCTGAAGGATTATTTTCTGCATGATAAGTTGTTATACCACTAAAACCACGAATACAACCAGTAAAACTATTAGTAGTAATACCAGTATATGTTACAACTTCATCTTCAATCTTAAAAAGACCAAATTCTTTTGGAAAACCCTTTGTACTACTAACATTTACAGTTGTTGAAGTAGTTGTAATACCACTTGTTAACTTTGTTTCCCCTACAATAACTTCGGGAGTTAAATTATCTAATTTTATGTACTGATCAAGATTATCAGTAAGGTCAATCGGACCTCCTTGATATTCCTGAGAAATGTAGTATTGCTTTAAAAAATCGACTGCCTTTGGGCTTTCAGATATTAAAAACTCAGGTACTTGATTTTCAATTATCTGTTGGACTTTGACTCTTTTATCAATTCCAGTGGTTATCATATTATCCTCTTACCAGTGCTCCATTTGCATAACTTGATGTAGTCTTATACCCGACACCAGATATCTGTTCACCAGAAGTAATTGTGTCTTTAATCATATTTATATTGCTATCTCCAACTGCAAAACTCAAATATAAATCTTTTAATCCAATTACATCATTTGACTCAGGAAATGCTTGTATTTCAACAATATTATTATCTCTTTGTGTAGAAGTAATGTTCACTGTTGATATGATAACCTCACCTTTCATATAATCAACAATTCCAGCAGAAGCAACAACTAAAGAACCAGAAAATTCAGTATCACCTTTTACGATTGCTAATACACCCTTTCCACTTCCATCTAAAGTGCCATCAGCAAGTTTATTTGGTATATCTGTAAAATATACAGTATCAACTTGTCCTTGAATAGTGAATCCAGTGCTTTTTATATTCCTACCTGATGGATTAATGTGGAATTGATTACCATAACATAATTCATATTGAGCAAATTGATTTGTTAGTGCTTTAAGATTTCTTCTAATTCGGATTCTTGTTATATTTGATGTAATCGCATCATCAATATTATCAATTACATTTACTAATCTACTATACTTAAATCTTCCACCAAATTTATTAATATCAGTAGATGAACCATATGTAAGAAGTCCATTTATAATATTTGTATTTAATTCAGATACAGTTGTCACCTTTGACTGGTCATAGTAAACATATGAATCTAATTCAACATAAAGTAATTTAAGATCAAGTATTTTCTGGTTGATTCCTGCAAGAGTATATCCTTTTAAATTGGATAATATTCCTTGTTTATCAAAATCAGACACAAATTCACCATTTTTTGGTTTAATTGTAATGAATACCGTTCCAAACTCTGGTGGATCTAATTCTTCACCACCAACAACAGAAACTGATTCTGTGTTTGGATATATTTGTTGTATTACAGACTCATAATCTCTTGCTGTGACTGCTCTATACTGTGATGAATAAAGTCTAGGTGCAAAATACTTAATTGAGTCGATTGACTCTATATTACCTCCATTAGCTGCCGCTGAAACTGTTGTAATCGTTGGTGTAGTTGATGGTAAAAATATTTGATTTGATGAAGATACCACACTACCAGCAAAACTAAACAGAGCAGGACCGTTTCCTTCAGTACCATCAGTAACTATGTAAGAAACAGTGATTACTGCATCATTTTCTAACTTTTTACCAAAGACACCATCACCAAAAAGTAATTCATATCTTTCATCAGTAATCTCTTGTATTAAATAAGTCTCTGATATATCAGTAATGTTTAATATATTGTCTACTTTACGATATTCTCTTCCTAAACCAGTATCAGCAGCACCTTTTACAAATACTTTTATAGTTGAAGTGTCAATAAATGAATTCTCAAGTAAAAATCTTTGATCAAGTGATCCATCTACTGTAAAAGTCTTAGTTAGATATGATCCCTGATATACAACTATGTTATTAAATGATCCAGTGCTACCTATTACATTACCATTTGCATCAAAACTTTGAGTTGTAGTAGTTGTAATACTTTCTGGTATTGAAAATACATATGAAGTGTCATTTGCTGAACCTACACACACTAAACCAGCCTGAAGAGTGATTGTTGGAGTGTTTCCAGAGGTTGTAAAGTCAAAAGATACTGTTGCTTGAGCAGCACTTCTTGATCTTGGCACATATCCAATGTTTCTTGCAAGAGAAACAACATTTTCACGAACGGTTGCAGAGTCTAAGAAGGACTCATTTACAATCATATTAGAGTTAAATGCTGTAATATACGTATTATATGCTAATGTATCAATTAAAACTGAAAAATTAGATCCTTCAAAATCAAAATCCGTAAAATCTGAGTTTGCACGGATATAATCCTTAATTGAAGTCTTAATTTGGTCGAAATCGAGGTTCGTAAACTTAGTAAAAGGCATTTATCTTGTTGCTTCGAGTATGAATGTGAATTCTTGTATAGGAACTTCTTGTCCAACTATATTAAAGAAGATTTTGACCTCAAATTCGTTCGTATCAGGTCGTGGTTCTACTTCAACATCTACATTTTCTATTCTAGGTTCAAAATTTTCAAGTGTAATTTGTATTTGATTTTGAATTACTGATGCAGTACCAAAATCTACAAATTCAAATAGGCTATCACGTACTTCAGATCCCAAAACTGAGTTAAAAAACCTCTCAGTTGGAATAGTTTGTATTAAATTTCTTACAGACTTCTTAATTGCGTTCTCATTTTTAAGAACTGGGAGGTCTTTTGTGATTGGATGAGGGGTAAAAGACAAGCTTATGTCCTTAAATGCCCTCGAAACCCGCTTTATTGCCATATTAACAAGAGTTTTCCTGTTTTATTTATGACACTTTTTTGTAAATGTTATTATTTATCCCAATTCTGGTTCAAAAGGTGCTCTTTTCTTCTCAATTGCTGTATTTCCTGCACCTACATTCATATCAATTACCTCTTCTTCATATAAATTAAGGTCAACAGACCTTTCTTTTGCTGTTTTCCAAAAATAATTCTCATCATTACCCAATCCATCACGGTCATGACCGTTTTCTACCTGATAATAGACAGTTGATACCTTAAAATCAGGCATTTTAGGTGTTTCTGGTGTTAAACTGTTGTCATATATACGCATTCTGTTATTTGGATACAAACAAAACTGCCCATTGTCCAATTCTAAGAGGTTATGAGACTTATGTTCAGCAGGTTGTTCGCTTGTAGAGTAGTCGATTGCGTCTACATCTTGATGATAGTTGTCTAAAGTGCAGATATAAGTACCTGTTTGAGTACCATAGTCCCTTGTCATCACTTCATAATGCATAGATCCAATAAATTGCTTCTGAACTGCGACGACTCCATAGTCCATACAGTTCCAAAACTGTAAATTATGCAATTCCATGTCTGGAGTTGGTGTCTCAGGGTCTGTTGTAAACGCAGAAATCGGTAATTTATCGAACATTGCAGCATATTCGGGCAAATAAGTCTCAAAATAAAAGGCACGACCAGGTATACTCTTTGCAGATACCCAGACTCCCTTTACAAATTCACCATGACCACTCTTATGGTCGGTCAAATACTCTTTTCTTACCCATACTTCGTAAGAAGGTAGGTTCGCAATCAAACAAGCCACTTATTTTCCTT